CAACACAAGCTGACATTGGGTCTACGTTAAAGTCCATGCCAATATGTAAAGGCTTCTCCCAATCAATTTCTTTTTTAACTACATTCTCAACTGGGTGAAAGTTATAATAAACTGAACCAGCATAGTTCTCAAATGTACCTTCAAACTCTTGTCTAAAAGTTCTAATATCAATATCTTGTTTAGCTTGTTCTATTTCCTCTTTAGACACCATACCACCTTGAATAGTAGTATATTGGTAGCTATCCCATTCCTTATCTTCTTGCTTACCTTTTAAATACATTTCATAAGACCAATTACCATATCCCTTTGGAGTTCCACACATAAGAACTTTCCCTAAAGTATCAGCAACAGAAGCACGTAATACTTCAAACCATGCTCGTTTATCTATATCTGCAAACTCATCTAATATTAAAAAGTCTAATCCACTACCTCTTAATGAATCATAATTATCAGCACCCTTTAATGAGATTGTACTATTGGATTGTCTTATTGTGATAGTCATGCTTGTTTCGTTTATATCTTCTATCCAGTTAAACTGATTAAGCATTTCTTTTAGATTAGCCCATACGATTTCTTTAGCCATTTTAAAGGTAGGTGCAACATACCATATCTTTTGTTTAGGCTTTGTTGCGTACTTCATCATCTCGGTAATACATAGATAAGTTTTACCAAATCTTCGACCACTTATAAGAACTCTAAACCTTGCTTGACTAGATGATACTTTAAGTTGGGGTTTTGTCAGAGATATTTTCATTACAGAAATAAGTAATATAGAGTTTATCCTTATTTATTTTTTCTTCCATTTTAATTGTATATTCAATAGTTAATTGACTTCCACCTATAACACATTCAGACCATGTATCAAACTTCACAGGAACTAATGATGTACTATTACAAAAGCCTGTTATTGCAGAGCAGATACTAAAGGCTAATACATAGTGCATTATTCAAGTGGGTTTTTAGATTCTTCTTTTAATTCTTGAATCTCTAACTTTAAAACTTCTATTTCTTTTTGTAATATAGCTATTTCTTTTTCTGCATTAGCTTTAACTGATGCAATAGATTGTGAATTATCATTAATAGCAAAACTATTATCATCTATGCCTTGTAAATCTGGTGCAGTTTGATTTGATAGTTGCTCGATTGTAGATTCCATCTTAGCAAACTTTGTAAATCCAGCACCAATAGAAGCTATAAGTCCTAAGATGACTACTATGTTTGTTAGATTATCTTTAATATTTTTAACCATTTTTCAACTCCTGTAATTCTAAAAGTAATATTCTTTTCTTATACTTTATTTCGTTTAATTTTTTAATCTTGATCTCCATTATATCATTATCAATATATTGAACTAAATCAACATTCTTATAGATAGACCTATTATCAAATATCTCAATCTGATTCAAATAAATATCTTTAGGTGTATAAAATACAGCATTATTATAATCAACTAATGAAGCCTGATCGTTCTGCATAGCATCTAATTTAATAATGTTTTTAATAGCTAAGTTTTTAGCACTATCTTTTACTTGTGCATCTACTTTGGACATAATCTTATCTATCTTAGGTTTCTTGCTTTTCTTACTTGCTACCTTTGTTTTAATTTCTTTCTTAGGTGCTTCTTCTGTGGTTTCCTTTGGTGCTTCCTCAATAACTTCTTCTTCTTTAGTTTCTTCTGGCATTTCCTCTTTAGCTTCTTGAATAATTTCTTCTGTAATTACTTCTTCTTCTGGTTTTTCTTCTACAATTTCTTCTGTAACATTTGGCATTTCTTCAATTACTTCAGGCTCTTTTTCTGGCATAGATACTATCTCTGTAAATTCTTCAATCTTTAATTCTTCTTTCATTTCAATAGGCTCATTAAACAACTCAACTACTTTAAATGTTTCCTCTAATTTTAAATCTTTTTCTGGTTTAAATTCAGTAAATAAATCTGTTAGTTCTTGTTCTACAACTTCATCTAATTGAAATACTGTGTCATCATAAGTAAGGGTTATAAAAGGATTACGGAAATCAGCAGAGTAATGTCCTACTTGACCTCTAGTATCTTCAAATAATATTCCCATACCCAAATCATAAGACTCACTTGTATTAGAATTAATAACAATAGTATTTTCTACATCATGTACTGTACCTCTTGAAGCTGTATAGCTTTTTGTTTGCTCAAATACAGTTCCATTATCTAATGTTACTGATTGATTAACATGAACTGTTTGTCCGTTGTACCAATGAAATATTTCTCCACCAGTAGTCATCTCAAATCCATTTTGTTTTAATGCTTCTGTTTCAGGTGTGTAAGTAACTTCTGTTGTATGTTCTAATCCATTCCAACCAGCTAAGTCGTTTGATGAGTGCCAACTATTTACAGGATTATTCCATGAGCCATCTGTGAAGTCTTGGCTAATTAGATTATCTGTTGTTATTTCTTCTGCTGAAGTTGTAAGGGTTAAGAGCATTAGCCCACTTATCAGAGAGATAATTCGCATAAGCAAATCCTATTATTAATGTTATTATCCAAATCATTTAGTATGTAACTCTAATTTTTTAGCTTCTTCTTTGTTGATTTTATCATCTATCTTTTCTCTCTTTTTAATTCTTTTAACATAAGTTTCATAGTCTGGTCTTTCAAATTCATATCTATTCCAAATCTTTAATGCTTCATTACCTATCTTACCATCTACAGGACAAGGTGTTCCAGCATTAATCATAGCTTCAAAGACTCTCTCGTCTTGACACAATAAAGCCACACTTCCTACTTTCATTCCAAAGTCATAAAGAACTTTAGCTAATTTAATTCTTTCACAGTTCATATCTCTATTAGTCTTACCCCCTGAAAAGCCTGTACCAAATGTTTGAATACCTACTGATACTCCTGTTGCACAAACGTCTTGCGATTGAGCAGAAAATGATGGTGCTGACGCAGTTGGTGGTGCTGATTTAATATTAGAATTAGATGTACTATTTGTAGTTGAATTAGATGAACTTCCTGTTGCATAGTTAGTAGTAGCAGTTGAAGTATATCCACCCTCGATTGCAGTATTGCTACCACTTACATTTGATTGTGTAGAGTCAGGATATGCTGGTTCTAACAAAGTTAGAAGAAACATCAGAACAATCAAAACACCTGTAAAATAATAATTCATGTTTAACCTCATTTAGCAATTTTACCTTTGTTAATACCTTTTTTAATTACATAGTCTTGTGTACCATTAGCACCATGATTTACTTCTTGTCTTAGATGCTTAAAGATATTCATCTCTTTTAAATTCTTTTCTAGTTTTTTTTTAAACGACTCTAATACTTTGTTATCTCTCATTTCTTTTTCCTTTTTTTAGGTGCATCTGAAATAAACTTATCAAAGAAGTCATCTAGTAAGCCAAAGAATCTATATAAAAATTTATCAATCATACTTTAAATCCTTTTTTCCATGATTGAATAGCCCAATATGCTGGACTTAAATTCTTCTGGCCTTTAACTTTGGCCAAGATAGGTCTGAATCTAGCAAAGAAACTCTTTTGCCTAGCTGGAATGTTCTTCTTGATAGACATAGTCTTAGAGCCAAAATTAACCTTCTTAACTTTGCCTGATGATCTATCTTTTACGAATACTTTAAACTTCTTAACATCTCCCCTCATAGGTTTGTTAAGTTTTACAGTTCTGTTTTTATATTTAGCCATGTGGCATAAATATCACAAAACTATCTTTGAAAGAACCTTTTTCTCCAAGAATGGCAGATATAGTTGTCTTTCACAAATTTAGCACCGTAACGTCCACAGAATGATCTTCGGTTTGAGTACAAGCCACAATTCCCACAGGCCTCTTTTGTTAAACTCTTTTTAAATGATTGAGGTAATGAATAATCTATTATCTCTCCATTAGGATAGAAATTACTTCTTTTTACTTCCATTGATATACTCCACTACTGATGCTAATGTTGTTGATATTTTTTTAAGTCTTTTAAGAGCAATATCTCTTTGTATTTTAACTTGCTCTAGTTCTTCTTTGAGTCTTAGTTTTTCTTCTCTTAATTTAAGAAAAGTATTCTCTCCTATATCTTCCATATTATCTCCCTTGTCCTTTATACCTTGTTTGTTTTTGTTGTCGTTTTTCTTGTTTGTTTTTATTCTTCTTATGTTTTCCAGCACCTCTTTTAGCTGGTTTATCTCTTGGAATAAAGTGTGTAAATTTTTGTTTAGCCATCTATATCTTCTGCTTTAGCTTCTATGATTAATGGTAATGGTTCAACAGTAGATGTAGTGTGAACTCTATCTTGCATACCTAGTTCTTGTTTAGATAACCAAATAAGTAGTTTATCGTTTCCTTGTCCTCTCATAGCTTTAGACCATAATTTTTTTCTAAGTGAACTTCTACCAATGTTTTTATTATCCTGTATTAGATCGGCATATCGTCTTTGTAGTGTTCTAGCAGATATTCCAACAACAGCACCTATTTCTTCTTGTGTGCAACCTATCTGACTAAGTTTTGCAATAACATCTTCATCTAGTTCTTTCTTAGGTCGTCCTATAGATTGTGTTTGAATTGTGTCA